ACCGAGACCAGAAAATGCCCCGAGCTGAACACCACGAGCGTTGGGATCACAGAAGCGGGTGTCACTTTTACACATGGGAGCATGTTTTCGCCCATAAAGAGATTCCGCAAAAGCCGTCTGGTCCCCTGGGATTTTGGTCACGGGGTTTGAAACAAACTGACGTTCCATGGCGTTGCGAAGATACTTGGGCATGGGTGAACGAGAACGACCTGCATCATATGGAATACGGTCACTGGTGTAACTGTTCACAAACGGTTTAACGGTGGGATAATAGCACGCCTCTAATCTGTTAGGTGCGTCACTAAAGTCGGTGATCATGACATTTCCCATGGGATTATCAGGTGTTGGCATCTGACAGCTCACACCTTCAACCGAACCACCATACGTCTCCTTAACCATCCTAGACTTATAAAGAACGTAAATAACGGCGAGGACCGTCGCACCCAAAACGAAAACCCTAGGGTCACGGCGAATGAGATAGAGTATGGTGCATACATAAATTACGAATCGGGAAGCAGCATTAACCCGGTCTTCTGGAGTTTGATCATTTGTTGGCCAGAATTGATTAACCTGGTCAGCTCTCACGAGCTGCTGAGGATCGTCGAACCAGGCCTTCATTTAGTATATGTTAGGTTTATTTTTTGGGCAGACCACCAAGCATACTACCCATCATTTTCATGAGAGCGTCTTGGTCGAGGTCACCGTCTCCATCTTGCATCTGGCTTGCGACACCCTTTGCAATCTTTTCAATTTGTGAAAGAGTATCGTCTGGGAGAGAAGTGATAGTGGTACCGAGCATGTACAGTGTTTGGAGATACTGCCAGGTAGCAGCCTTTGTATTTGTGGACATATTACCCCAATACTTCTTGATATCAAGTTCCCTGAGAAACTCGATGTTCTCAACCTCTTCGAGTAAAAAAGTCTCATCCTTGGCAGAAATCTTTCCTGCGTAAGGGGTGACACCATCCATAAAACCGTTTACAACGAGACGGGGATTGGTGGACTTCAACATGTCAAAGGAGGTGAGCATCTTCTTAATGCCTTTTTCATCTGGAAAAGTCTTGTGCAATTCCACAAGAAATTGACTCATCATATCATTAAACGCAGATACGGACGCCATATTCTTATACTATTGGTTAATCTTTAAGTTTAGAAAGGTTCACTAGAGATAGCTTCCTTCTGTGCTAAACCACCTGATATAATAAAAAATACCAGTATCGCGTTGAGAACGGCAGGTTTGGTATATTTATTGAGTTCTAATTTACCTTCATTATTCAAATATGCTTTGAGGTGAATATAAGCGGCGGTTATTCCCGCTGCAATTAGGGCGGCACTCACTGGGTCGCGCAAATGATCTGAGAGTTCCATTTAATTATACCGGGGATTTTTTGTACGATGGTCTGGTGCATCACCAAATAATACGTCATCGTCTGTAGGTTGAGGTTGTTCCTGGGGGTATGGAGAGGGAGGGGGAGGGGGTGCTGCGATTGGTTCTGATACTGGTTCGGGTGCATGTACACCATGTACCGTTTTGAACTCATTTTCAAGTCCGGTGGGTTGGGGGTCATTCATTTCATCTAGGGGTTCTGGTTCCATCATAGGCTCGGGCTCGGGCTCGGGCTCACCGAAGGGTTCTTCCATATGTTCGTCGAGAACGTCTGGGTCGGTGGTGTCTTCGACTTCTCCATCCAGAGAAATATCCCTAGTCTCTTGTGACATATACGTTTGGAGGATTTGTTGAACAGGGATCAATTCTTTTACGGTGTTTTCGATAGAAAGGGAAAAACGCATCGTGAGATTCTCATCACGAGCGTATTCACTCTGTTCTTCATGAAAAATATAAGGATCTTTGTACAAGTCCCGCGCAGCGTTGTTGTAACACGTTTGAATAAATACTTCTTCGGTAGGAAGCTTCAGGGAAATCTTTTTGTTATCCGCTTTGAGGCGAACAGCTGAAAGAATCTTTGTGCACGCAACAAATACGGCAGCGAGGAGGTCACCAAACCAAGAACACCGGTCTGTGATGTTATCGGCGTGACGCTTTGACATTGCATTCGACCAATTAGGAACCTCTTTCAACAACTTTTGAAACATGATGAGAACTTGTTTACCCTTAGAGGTCTTCACAGATTCCGCATACATCTCCTGAAAAACTTCAATCATAGGTGGGCACATGATGATACACATCTGTCCGAGATACTCCTTCTTCGCTTCTACGAGAACGTTCAGATTGTCCATTTATGATTAAGGGGTTTTTTAAAATGATGTTTTCCTACGCACTTCTCCTGTACTGATTCGCCATCTTTTTTAGATTCAATAAATTGGGTAAGTCCACATCATCTTCTTCTTTTACTTCCTTTTTCTTTTTAGATACAACCCATGAAACGTACACGTCATAATCACTCAAGAGTTTTACACTAAACCCACCCAGTTCGAATTGTCTCGCCACATATTTAGCTGCAAGTCTTCTATCGAATGTGGGATATCCAAGTATAAATGTTGGAACGGTGAGAAAAATCTGTTTATGACCAAGTTCTACAGATTGTTTAATTTTTGTAGAAAATTGTTCATAAATTTTCATATATATTTCTTTCCTGATTTGTTTTCTTTTATCATCAATCTTAGTAACGTCATTGATGCTCAACATACAATTACTCTAACTTATTTTTAGCGGAATCAAACTCACTTTTGGTAGGAACAGCAGCCTCTTTAACGAGTTCATATTTGACAAACTCCTTACCCGCAGCACCTTCTGTAAAAGCGGATACGTCATCAGGGGCCTGAATACCCAGGGGTTGTGAACGAAGGGATACGATACGGGATTTCCCGTTCTGAACCTCAAATGAGGCTACTATAGAGAAGCCAAACGAGAAACCATCCTTTTTCACACTCATAAACATGACTTCGTATATCTCAACACCATCCTTCCTGTAACCGTTGATACCGGTCGTCTCGATGATGTAGGTACACATACCAGTGCGCTTATCTATTTCATTATTCGCTTGAATAACAAACTGCTCCATCATGTCGTTATCGACACTTATTTCAAATTGTTCAAAACCTTCAAGGTTTGGTCTGGGGTCATTCAGTTTTACAGGAGGAACTGGTTTTGTGTAGCCTGAGAGACCGAACGTGTCTGTGAAAGATTCCATGTTGGTAGTCAGAAAAATTACTACCACTATGAGAGTGAACGCTAAGAAGTAGTTCATATTTACTATTACGCGTTAATTTTTTTTAGAGAAATTACGATGTACATAGTAGATGTCGCTGCTGATATATAGCCCAAGGTGTAAACATTCTATGGATGTCGTAGAGTATATAAATCAACACCATCAATTGAAGCAACTTGTGAGATATCACAATGTAAATACACAGGGTATACCTCCCAGTTACAAAAATAAGATCAACAGAGTACCAACTATGTTAACTCAGAATGGTAAGATCCTGGTAGGAAACGAAATAAAGAACTGGCTCGACTCCCTTCTTCCACAGAAGGAGGTGGTGCACAGTCCTATAGGGGGGTACGGGTGTTCTATGACGACGTTAGATGAAGGTAAATCCACGGGTGACATCTTCGCTCTGGATGATTACGGGCGAAGTCTCCAACCTCCGATGACAAAAGAACTGGAAGAGAAAATTGGTCGTGATGTGAATAAGGGTATTGCGTATGATACACAGATTTAAAGATATGAGACAAATAATTATTTAGATATGAAATTAGTCACTATACAGGCTTCCGCCTTTAAATCAACATTTGAAGTACTGAAAGACATACTTAATGATGTAAACATTTACTTTAGACCACAAGGAATGTATATCGTTACACTGGATACCGCTCGAACGTCTCTCATAGACATATTTTTAGCGGCGGACAACTTTGAAGAGTACGAGTGTACACAAGAAGAAATCATCGCTGGTATTAACATCTCAAATACGTTTAAACTTTTAAAGACCATCACCAATAACGATGTTTTGAAAATTGAAATCAACTCTAAGGAATACATGGATATTGAAATTTCAAGTGAAGCCAAGAAAACAAACACAAAATTTCAGCTCAAATTGTTAGATATTAATGAAAATCATATCGAAGTTCCTGACATTGACATGACCACGATAACAACTCTTCCATCTGTAGATTTCCAAAGACTTTGTCGTGACATGTCTAACATAGGAACGGATATAGAAATTAGGAGAATCGGAGATCAAATCAAATTTAGATGTGATGGTGATTTCGCAAATCAGGAAACATCAATCGATTGTCTCGATGAAAGTCCGGAAATTATGGGTACCTACAGTCTAAAATACTTGAATATCTTTACAAAGGCGACGAGTATGTGTGCGTCTGTGCAAATTATACAAGAAACGGGTAATAGATTTTTGATTTTAAAGTATAACGTTGCAAATTTGGGTGAACTCAAGTTTTACCTAGCAACTAAGGTATCTGAAGACTAGTCGTGTAATCTTCAAGAGTATTGAGAACCTTTTTCATTCCTAGGGTATTCGAAAGAACAATCTTAGGAAAACGGTCTTTTAAGACATCTTTCTCATAATACAATAAATGTTCGAGTGGAACCTTTTGTTCATGAAAATCACATCTAGGTCCAGAATATCGTTTCACCTTTTCAGTAATGTTTCGCATAGGTTTATCATCATGATCAACTATCCAAGCACTACTCAATGGGATACTAAAATGCATCGCTGAACTTTCATTTTCACCT